CTCGAAAGAGTCAACCCACCCTCTCAAGCTCTCGATCGAAGGGTTATCGACAACGCTCGTTATTTCATTACTACTGTTTTAGAGCGTTTTACGACTTCCTTCGATGAGTTGGCCATACAGCAGCCGCTCGAGATGTCATACCTGTACTCGAATTGGCGGTTTGGACCCGGTGCCAGTAATGGCATCAAAGGTACTCATACCGCCGATAAGATTTCGCAGGAAATGACTTGTACCGCTCTGTGTGAACCTTTGGTTCTTAAACTGCGTACTATGAACCCTTACTTCGTGGCCAGGGATGGCCAATCCGGAGTTTCGGGTACAAGGCAGATTGAAGGTTCGCGACTAACGACTGTCCCCAAAAACGAGGACACTGAACGCACAATCGCAATAGAACCTTCTGGTAATATGTGCCTGCAGCTTGCTGCCGGCATGTACCTAGAAGGAGCTCTACGGCGTATCGGGCTGGACATTCGCAACCAACAGCAAAAGAACATTGCTATGGCCAAACGCGGAAGCGAGACCGGGGATGTTGCTACCCTTGATCTCAAATCTGCAAGCGATATGATCAGCATCGATCTTGTGCGTGCCCTTCTACCTAGTGAATGGTTTGACCTATTAATGAAGCTTAGGTCGCCCATTATCACAGTTCCCATCGATGGTAAAGATGGTAGCGTAGGTAGACAAGTTGAGCTAAGGATGATTAGTACCATGGGGAATGGTTTCACTTTTCCCTTGATGACTTTCATCCTAGTGGCTCTCATCTATGGATTCCGGTGTACGCGTGGCGGTCCTAATCTATACATAGACTGGACTAACACTTGCGTGTTCGGGGACGATATTATTATCCCCACACACGAGTATACCGGGTTTGTAGATGTCTTGACAAAGGCGGGGCTCATCGTTAATCTCGATAAGTCCTACAGTGAAGGTAGCTTTCGCGAGTCCTGCGGCGGTGATTTCCTAAACGGGGTTGATATAACTCCTTTCTATGTGAAGTCACTTGCTTCAGAGCCCGACGTTTATGTGGTGATCAATCAGGTTATGGACTGGAGCACGCGGACTAACACCCGTGTGCACCGGACCTTGGCCCTTTTGAGAAGCTACATAGACGGCAAGCCCCACCTCGTACCCGAGTGGCTAAATCCCGATCAAGGGATCCTGACACAAGGGTGTCCGAGAAGATATACCTACCTTAGCTTGGTGCCGAGAGAGGTCGCGCTTCCTAAAGAAGCGTTACACTTCGCTATGCCTCTAGCTGTTGGTGGGTACGTCTTTCCGGTTGGCGACGGACTGTTCTATTTACCTCGAAGCAATAAGCCGCCTAGGGTAAAAGTCCGTCGGTCCAGATTGCCGCAAGGCTATCTGGACGGCTGGGATCCTGGTTACAGATCTCAGCCAGCTGCGGGTGTAGTTGCCGCTTACGCGGCTATACACTTTAGCAGCTAGTAACAAGGGG